ACCACGGTCACAGGCTCATGCATGAATGCTTCCATGGCGGCGTGATCCATCGACACCACGGGGTCGATCAGGTCAACGTCACCACGGCCAATCTCGCCAATGGTCACGGGGTTGCTGTTGCCAAGGTACTCACTCGATGCATCTACTGTGTTGCGGGGTCGTGCCATTCGTTGCTCTCCGGTTGGTAAAAGATGGACCCAGCACTAGGCCGGGTCCGTGGTCATCACACTTGGGCGACGTAGTACAGCGTGCTCGACGCCAGCACAGCGGCCAGCGTGGCGTTTTGAAGCACACGGAAGCCGGTTTCGTTGACGGTGATACCGCCGTTTGCGACTTCCAGTGTGCGGGCACCGGTCGAAGCGGTCTTGAAGCAGGTGTTCGCGGCCATGCCTTCGTACCACTCGATCATCACGCCACCGCTTGCAGTGACACGCACGTAGCGCGGCTGAAAGCCAATGGTTACGGGAAGGGAGTCGGTGGCGACGATGGCGGTTGCATCGAGAACGATCTTGCCAAGGGCAAAGCCGGGGGTTCCTTGGTCGGCGCTGATGGTTTTGGTTTGACCTGCGGTGTTGTCAGCCATGATTTGGCTCCTAAAGATGAATGTGTGAATAAGGGGCCGAAGCCCCTATGTGTGATTACAGAGCGGTGACGCCAGCCTCAACGACAGCCATCCAGCCATCGTTCAGAACCATCGCCTGCATGTAGAACTTGGCGCCCACGTAGCCGCGTTGGCCCAGCGGGTCGCTCTTGTCCTTCGTGCCTGCCGGGATGTAGGTCGGGTCGATGGAGTCCATGCCGCGCAGAGCCAGTTGGCCCCATGCGTCTTCACCAGTCATGATGAACGGGTACACGTCCACGTTGCCGGTGCCAGACAGGCCGGTTGCACCGATTGCCACACCAGCAGCAAGGTACGGGGCAAGTTCAGGCGAGGTGATGAAGCGGAAGTTCTCGCAGGAACCGACTTCATACGGGCTCACCGGCTTGCGGGTGCCGTAGTCGCTCACATGGGTGAAGCCAGCCAGGTCGCGGATGTCGGCTTCTGCGTCCGAGTGAACGAACACCAGATATGAGGCTTCCACGGATTGGGTGGCGATGTTGGCCGAAGGAGCCAGAATGCCGGTGATCTTCTTGGCGTGGTTGGCCTGCAGGTTGCGGGACACCTTGCGCAGCAGGTTCAGCGTGATCTTGCTGGCGACCGTGGCGCGCGAGGAACCGCCAGCGTAGAACACGTTGGCAGCAGCCTTGAGCACGCCGTAGCGGACCATTTCACGGACCAGGCCGACACGTTCGCCGCAATGCTTCTTCATCTCGGCAGGAACGTCGTCTTCGTAGGTGTCCGTCACCTGATCGGTGGTTTCGTACAGGCAACCGTACTGCTTGAGCGTCACGGTCACGTCTTGGGGCACCAGCGAGGATGCAGACGGGGTGACACCTTCGGTCAGTTCGTGGGTCGCAGCAGCAGCCAGCGGGCGGTTGGCAGTGTTGAAGTTGGTGGCAGCAGCACCGAACGGCAGGTAACGGCGGTACACAACCGTCTTGCTGGAGTTTTTGGGTTGCTGACGTTGCATGCCCGTGATGCCGAGAACTTCGGCGCTGATGGCGTGAGCCAGGATTTCGCCCTTCAGTTTGTCGATCCGGGCGGCGGGAGCGGTGGTGGTAAACGAGGCCATGATGATTCCTATTGGTTAACGGTTTGCGACCGACTTGAAGCCAGCCAAAAATGCTTCTTCGGCAGTGGGTGCTGTCTTGGGCTTCCCAGCGCTTCCTTGGGGCGTCATGGCTTGTTCAAGCCGCTTCTGCCCGGTGGTATTGCGCTGGCTTCGTCCCGTGGACCATGCGTCAAACTGCGTCAATACCGACGAAAGCTCTTTGGCTGTTGAGGCCGTCTGATACTTCGTGCGGTAGTCGTCCGTTTGTGCCGCCAGCCACAGGTTGAAGTCCCTGCTCTGCACCTTGTCCTGCCATCCTTCATGCATGTGGTCCATGAGTGCCAGTTGCAGCTCAATCGCCTTGTCGGTCTGAGCGGGTTGCTCGACTTGGGCGGGTTTCTGCTCTTGTTCAACCGACTCTTTCTGTCCCATTTGCGCGCGGACCCATGCGGCGATATCCGGGTAGTCTTCCTCGACATGCGCCACATCGACCGTGGGCTCAGGCTGTTTTGCCGGGGCCTTGGTGCGCAGCTCTTGCAGCGATCCGTTCAGCTCACCGATCTTTCCGTGAGCCTTGCGAAGTCCTGCTTCGAGTTCGTCCACCTTCGCCGCGCGAGACAACAGGTTGCGAAGCTCTTCCTCGGTGAACCCAGCGATCTTTGGGACTTCTTCGGCTTGCGTTTCCGCCTGCTCGTTTTCTTGTCCTTCGGTCGCTTCCGGTTCTGCGGTCTGCTCTTGCTCAGGTTTCTTGAGTTCTTCCTCGGCCTCATGGGCGGCGGATTCCTCTTGACCATTCACACCAGCAAAGCCAGCGAGAAACGCTGCTTCTTCCTTGTCTTTCACGCTCATGCAATCTCCATTTCGTTACCGAGGTCAGTAGGTTGGGCTACCTTCATCAGCGTCATTTACCGGGGCCTTTGCAAGCGCCAGCAGTGCCTTTAGAGCCTTGATCTGTCCACGAATCAACGCGGTATCCACTTCGTTCAAGCTTTCAGAGTCGTTGCGAAGGCGCAGGGTTTTCACCTGCTCGTCCGCGTATGCCTCTACGGCCTTCCAAGTCACAGAACTAAGCTCAATTTCAGGCTTCAAGATTGCTCCCATTCGTTTTGTTGTGCTAACCCTACGAGGGGTTATGCCTGTCCACCCTCAATACCGGCATTCATTCCAACTGCTGGGTTGGCAGGCGTCAAAGGATTGGTGTTCTCTGGAATGTCCACAGTCGGCAATCCTTCTGGCGCCTGCGGGAAGATCGGCGCCGAATCCATATCAACCGCTCCCGCTGAGTTGAGCAAGCCATCGGCAAGTCCTGCGGTTTGCGGCGTCGCGGCAATGATCTGGGCGGTTTGGATTCCGCTAAATTGGGTTTCCACCCGCTTCGACACGGTTTCTGCCTGAGTCTTTTGCGTCTGAGCCGCGATCAATTCAGCCTTGGCCTGCTCAACTGGATTGGGCTGTTGCTTCTGTGCTGCCTTCTCTTCTTCCGTAAGCTGGAATCGCTTGATGTCTAGGCGCTGGCCCTTGACCAGTTCGGCGGCGAACTTGGCCGGGTTCAGTTCATAGCGCGGGTCAAGCGACGCATTGAGCATCTGCATCAGGAATTGCTGTTGTGCATCACGCTCGACCAGTGCCGACGATGCGCGGACTTCAACCTCGGAATCGCCCTTGATAGAGTCGTCATCGTCGTACTGCATCATCCAGTCGAAGTAACGGCGGATGTGCGGTCTGGTCAGATAGTCGTCAAACCGCTTGGCGAGGCGGCGCAACACGCTGGTGGCGTTGTTGTTCTGCATCTGCATCCCACCAAGAGTCTCAGGAGCATCGCCACGAATGCCTTGGAGCATGGCTGGCATTCCGGTCGTGTCCTCAGCCATCTTCAAGCTGAAATTGATGATGTTCATCATCTCGGCTTGGACGCTTGGAACTACGAATGAGGCCATCTGAGCGCGCACATCTTGGTTTGGTGCATCTGGCTCAACTCGCCATGCTTTCCCCGGTGTAATCGTCCAGTTCCCGTCAGCAGGAACAACACCGTTCCCAAAGATGTTCTGCGGGGCAGATGACAAGCCTCCGTTGTCCATCATTGAGCGGGTTGCGCCGTTGAGCATTCGTTGGACTGTGCGAATCTGGCGGCTGATCCCCATCCCCCACGGCATACCCGGTCGGTGCTGCCATGCCAGAACGTCATACGGGAAGTCGCCAGAGTCCAATGCAGACAAGGTGACCTTCACCATTCGATCATTGATGAGCACCGCCATCGCAGGCAGTCGGTCCTGATCGTCGTCAGCCTCTACCCCAAGTGCCTTGAGTTGTTCGCAATCACAGTGACCGTGGAAGATCCACATTTCAAACTGGTCTTCGTTGCGCTTGCCCATTGCGTCCGGGGCTTCTCGCGCACTGGTCAGGCTCGGACCTTCCTTGATGGCCTTGATGAGTTCCTGTTGGTCGTAACCAGGCATCTCCAGCATTTCCTTGATCTGTCGGGCGCTCAGATACTCACGCTCCCAGATGTACGCACCGTTGTGGATGTCGTCACCACAGGAAGGGTCAGGAAACATGTTCCAAGGGTCGATTCGCTTCGATGCCGGTTGAATCTCTGTGACCTCTACGCGCGTCACCAGACCATCCGGGCCTTTGGTTGCCACCTTGGCGCGGCGCAGGATGGG